ATGAAACAGCTTTCCTTTTTACCCGGCGAGATAACGCCACAGGACCGGCGTCTCATTCAGCGGGCGCTCAGGGCTCTGGAGCGGCACCTGCATGAGCCTGGGGTAGCCTTCACCTCCACTCATGCCGTCCGGGAGTGGTTGCGGCTGCATATGGCCGCGCTTGAACGGGAAGAGTTCCGGGTGCTGTATCTGAACCAGCAGAACCAGTTGATTGCCCACGAAACCCTGTTTGCCGGTTCTATTAGCAGTACCGAGGTACATCCCCGCGAGGTGGTCAAGCGCGCTCTGTACTTCAACGCGGCAGCGGTAATACTGGCGCATAACCATCCTTCCGGCGAGACGACGCCCAGCCAGGCTGACAAAGCCCTCACGCAGCGACTGGTTCAGGTACTTCAACTGGTGGATATCCGTGTCCCTGACCATCTGATTGTCGGCGGCAGGCAAATCTATTCGTTCGCAGAACACGGTCTGCTGTGAGGTATTACATGAAAATTATCAGTAAACGCCGGGCAATGACGATATACCGCCAGCATCCTGAGTCCCGAATCTTTCGTTTCTGCACCGGCAAATACCAGTGGCACGGTAGCGTCTGCCATTACACCGGCAGGGACGTTCCGGATATCACAGGAGTCCTGGCGGTATACGCCGAACGCCGCCAGGACCGCGAGGGGCCTTATGCCTGCCTGATGAGCATCACCCTGAACTGACAATAAAGAGGTTATCAATGAGCAAAATCACATGGGGTCTGCAGCGTGATATCACGCCACGTCTGGGAGCCCGTCTGGTGCAGGAAGGCAACCGACTGCATTATCTGGCTGACCGGGCCAGCATGACCGGCAAGTTCAGTGACATCGAATACCGGAAGCTGGATGAAACATTCCCGCACTTTATCCGCCAGATGGAATCGATGCTGACCACTGGTGAACTCAGCACCCACCATGCCCACTGCGTTACCCTGTACCACAACGATTTAACCTGCGAAGCCGACACCCTTGGCAGTTGCGGCTACGTATACATCGCCATTTACCCCACTCAGCGTTAATTACCTTCACGAGAGCAAACATGAAAACTTTACCTGCAACAACTCAGCGGGCGGTGAAGCCCTGCCTGTCACCCGTGGCTGTCTGGCAAATGTTACTGACACGTCTGCTGGAACAGCACTATGGTCTGACAATAAACGACACGCCATTCTGCAATGAGGCTGTGATTAAGGAACACATCGATGCCGGTATCACCCTAGCCGATGCCGTGAATTTTCTGGTAGAAAAATACGAGCTGGTTCGTATAGACAGGAAGGGATTTAGCTGGCAGGAACAATCTCCTTATCTCCGGGCTGTAGACATTCTGCGAGCGCGGCAGGCAACTGGCTTGTTGCGGCAAAGCCGTAACAACGTAGTACGATGAACATTGCGTACAACCTTCCCGATTTACATTTCTGAACTTCCTCCCTTGTTTACCTATTGCGTAATGCGCCTGCTACTACCCGGCGGGCGCGTTATCTTTTTACGGACAAACAATCATGCAACCAGAAGTTGAAGTATTAACCGATCATAATGAGCTAATTTGTTCGAGCTTTATTGAACACATTGCCAACACATTAAATTTAGGAGTGGTGTAGACATGGACAACTAAACCTGCAGCCACGGATGTATAGTGAGCGAAGCCCTATCAGGCCTTTTTGGTCAGTAGATAAGATTGATCTTCGTTGATAGAATTTACTTACACCAGCTGTTACATGAAAATAATTTTTTGGTGGGAGAATGATAAGATCTTACGTAAGAATTTGATTTTAATGGTGCCGATAATAGGAGTCGAACCTACGACCTTCGCATTACGAATCAGAAGCACCATCCGTAACTGTATGTTTTAACAAGCATTGACCGCATTCACACAGCCAATGCTGATGGCACATAAAGAAAGATGATGTGTAGTAATTTCTGGTGTATGTCACATTCATGGCACAACCAGTCACATCACCGGGCAGTCGTCGAATTCTCCAGTTCGGGCGTCGTTGATGATGAAAGTGATAACGCCTTTTACAACCACCCTTTCCTCGCAGTCATCGTCAGTAATGAAAACTTTGTTATCCGGCCTGTCCAGTTCTTCCAGGTGAGGCCTTGGAAATAACCGCAAGCGTAATAAACGAATCTGTTCATTGAGGTGGCATATCACAAGGCTGCCATCTACCGGACTCAACGAAGTATCCATGACCAGTAAGGCGCCTTTTTTGATGCCCTCACGCCAGGATGTTTCTGTGTATCGAACAAAAAACGTAGCCGATGGCTTTCTTATCAGTTCATGATCCAGACAGATACGATTTTCCATATAGTCTTCTGCCGGGCTTGGAAATTGAGAGGTGGTCATTACAGGCCTCCATTCGAGTTGTAAAGCATGAATGTGCGCTGCTCGCCTTCCACACTGGAAATGTCCTTGAACGTATTGATGTGGATTTCTATCCACTTGTTGGCCTGTCCTGGTGTCCAGTGCCAGTTGTTCTTTGCCAGTTCACGGATAAAACCGCCAGTCGTCACAATACGTCTGCCGTTGGGCTCAACCTCAACTGCTTTTCTGAATGACCATTCGATATCGTCTCTACGTGGCATGATCCACCCCCTCATCAAATTACTGTTTATGCATACAGTAGTTTTAAATATTGGGCGGATCAATGTCATTTCTGACTATCAATTTTCAGCACTGAATAACCCATTGATTGTGCTGTGTGGCAGCCAGAAATTTTTTCAGCTCTATTCATGCGTATTCCCAGATGATGACCAGGCCGTCGCCACCTTTACCGCCAGCCTGTACCGCCGTCAGACCTGTAGCATTCGCACCACTGCCACCAGAACCTAAATTACCCGGATTGCCTGGACCAGAAGAACCACCAACGGGTAATCCACCACCAGAAAAAATAGATCCGCCGCCCGCGCCAGAAACGCTGTTGCCAAAAAAAGTGAAAATGGCATTTTCACCATGATAGCCATTAGCATTAAAGATATTACCGCCACTCGCACTGCCAGCAGCACCGCCACGAGACAATGTAACTGTTCCTGACCAGTTGGAGTTAAGATTATTTCCACCAGCAGCGCCACCATTAGCAATGATTGAACCGAATGAAGATAGGCCGCCATCTACACCGCCCGCGCCACCGATACCAACAACAACAGCCTGCGAAGCTGGAACGGTGGTGATAATTGACTTGGAATAACCGCCCGCACCACCACCACTACCGAGCCCTATAGTAGATCCACTTACTGCTGATGCATTTCCACCGCCGCCGCCCGCACCGAGAACCTCTACGATAATTTTCGTCGTTCCTGGTGTCGGCGTATATGTCCCGTTGCTTGTGAATACTTTTGGCGATCCAAGAAGTCTACCAGTGGTGGCATTCAGAAAATCAACAGTGCCGTATTGCGCAAATATAGCCAGCGATCCGGCCGTCATCATATTGGCTGCAATGTCGTTAGCCGACCATGCGCGCGCCGTCGTTCCCTCCTGCTCTCGAACAATCGTCAGTGAGTCGCCAGATCGCGCAGTAACGTGAACAATCTCGTTGAGTTGTTCTGTTGCAGCATCAATGAGCGTCAGTTTGAAATAGTTTTCACCCGATGCCGGAGATGGAAACAGAGAGCCCGTACCGGTTGATAATGCCAGGCTGGTTGCGGATGCGTTGATGCCTGCGGCCAGTACGCTTTGAGCGTTGTTTGCCGCGATAAGGGACAGAGTCACAATTTAATCCTCGTTAATGATGGTGACTGATACGCAGCATTGGTGCAAAATACACATTTTGCTCACAATGTCAGATAAAATATGAAGTTTGGTAAAAATGATTTATAGAAATCTGTTTAGAAAATTGAACGGCCTATTCAGAATTTTACTGGTACAGGAAAGACAGAGGTAACAATGCACAAAAATAACTGCTTTGATGTGCTACGGCATTTAGCAGCACTTATGGTTATATTTAGCCATCATCATGCATTCATGCTGGTTCATGAAGATTTATTTAGAGGATTCTTGTCATGGGGTGGCGTGTGTGTTGCCGTTTTCTTCTCGATATCTGGATTCCTTGTTACCCAGTCAGCACAGCGATCACCTGATTACATTTCATTCATGACAAAACGAGTTAAAAGGATTTTCCCGGCGCTTATTGTCTGTTCATTTGCTATGATTTATATTCTCGCGCCATTTTATCAACAAAATGTCACTGCATTTTTATTTAGCGAAGATACTTTTGAAAACTTCTTAAAAATCATAATGCTTTTACCTGCTAATGTTTCTGATGTTTTCGCTGGTTATAAATATGCAGGGTCAATCAACGGATCACTCTGGACGCTTACACTTGAGTTCACCTGTTATATAGTTGTTGGTTTTCTGCTATTTGTTAATAAAACATGGAAAACACCAGCTTTTATCTTAGCAATTCTTGTTGCTACAAATATATTTGCAAGCGCAGAAACAAATAATATCACATGGTACAGTATGAATTTAGGGTGGCTCATAAGGTTTGGAATTTGTTTCGCACTAGGATCTCTGCTTTCCATGACCTTAGAACAATGGAATAAACCCAGAGTTAAATGGTTTTTGTCTATAACGTCTGTATTGGTGCTTTTTTTATTAAAAGGTCAAATAGAAATACTTACGCTTGGTTATTTTGCTATCACCTTCCTTACTCTTTGTATCGGAATGAGCTTTAAAGATATTATTGTTAAAGGTCGTTTTGATATCTCCTATGGTCTGTATATTTATGCGTGGCCCGTACAGCAAGTCATGGCTAATAAAACTGATTTGCCATTTTATGTCAGCATAGCGGCATCTATGGCCTGTACCGCCGTTCTTGCGTACCTGTCATGGACATTCATAGAAAAACCGTTTTTGCGAAGGAAAAAGCTTTCTATTGCAGTGACAACTGCTGAACAGGCGGCATAAAAGAAAGGGCGCAATGCGCCCTTTTAAATTATGTTAATGGGTATTGCACAAACGTTCTGAATACTTTTGCACCTGCCGGTATTGATGTCGCTCTGACACGAATCCTGATCCTACTGACCGTACTACCATCAAAATCGTAATACGCCTGAGCTGATGGCGCATCGCTGTATGCAAGCCCGACATAAACCTCAGACGGAACCTCGCTCAACGTGCTGATCGGCGTAATATCAAAATAATTTTCAGCAGCACCCCCACCCGCTGGCCCAGTTAACGTAATTGTGTCAGTTCTGCTAACAGTTTCATAATTGAATGAATTGTTGTATCTGTCAGTGATGTTGAATCGAGCAGTGCCAAATCCAGGAGCTACTCTACCGAAGTTATTGTTGGGTGTACTACCTATCCCAGTAATGCCATACTTAGTGTTAGTTAATATTTCATCGAATGAGCATCTGGTAGTTCCACCTGATATAGTTATTGCGTTTCCTCTGTTTGATACTCCGCCTACGTTAATGTTATTTACCTGGCAACCAACCATATTCCCAAGAAAAATACCGCTATTGCTATCTAAATATGCCGTATTCGCCGCCCTGTCCATTAATACATAAATGTTGCTAATCTGAGCGCCAGCACCATATGATAGTGAAATGGCGCTTCTCCCTTGCGTATCAGTTGATAATGGGCTGCAAAAAAGATGCAGGTCATGAAATTTAGCAAGATTACAGTTTGCTGGCATCAAAATTGATTCATTAGTACAATTCATATGCCCGTTATGAACCCACGGAGATAAAACACCTGGACTGGTAATTTGTCCTGTTAGTGAAGGAACAACAGTTTCCGGCTGAACAATACCGCCGACCATTCCGTTATTGATATTCATCATTTCAAAATCATATACATGAACACCTTCTACATAATCTGGGAAATTTAATGCAGTGTTGCAATAAAATATCCAAACTCTTGATATTGAAAAATCAACAACATATCCGTCACCACCTACGGTAATGGCTTCCCCAAGAAAAACTCCAGATGATTGAACATATCCGCAATATGCAAACCCTTGTATGCGAAAGTTCATCACGCTGATCAAATTTATCCCACGAAACCATCCACCGGTTGTCACGTCATTACCAGCTATTCTGATGTTCTCAATGGCACCACGGAATTCAGTTCGATATCCTAATTGCGCGAGTGATGTCGAAGTTCCAGGGATTAATATTTGTGCACGCCCATCAATTTTAAGGGCGGTTTCCTTCGTTGTTGAGCTTGGTGTCCCTGTCCGCAGAATCCCAAAATCACGCAACCAGAATTTGCTATCTTTATCATTTTGCAGGGTAATAACAATACCATCACCTGTGCCAGTAAAGATAAAATCGCTCAACCCATCACCAAGCCCCTGAATACTGGTTTTACCAGTTATATTCAATGTTTGAGATAAGGAGTATTTCTTACCAAGCATTGAAAAACCGCCAGCGTTTCCCGCCGCAGTAGCTGCTGCCCAGTCAATAGATTGCGTCAACGAGGTAACGAATGAATATACCATCTGCGCTGCGGTCAGCGTTGAAAACCGCTCCGATAGCGGATGATTGATGCCATCCCCGATAGCGCCAAAATCTTCTAATGTGCGAAAATCTGAGTTTTTATCGTGCTGAGAGCGCGCCACTGCGCCAGCCAGCGGAGATTTATTAAAGACCAGATCGGTCCCTTTTCCGGCAGCGGTGCTAGCGAAGTCGGTATAAACCTGGTCAATATCCATTTGCTGTGCCAGATCATTAAACGTTCCGGCAGTAAACAGGTTCGCAACGCTGGCCCCTGAATCCCAGCTTGCCTCCGTCGTCCCTTCCTGACATCTGGTAATGGTGAGCGTGTCGCCAGAGCGTGCTGTGACGTGCACGATTTCTTTCGTTTTCCCGGCGGCAAGCGATGTGAGCGTGACCTTAAAATAGCTCGTTCCTGGCACAGGTGACGGGAACAAGTCGCCCGTCCCGGTGCTTACCTGTAATGTCGTTGATGCGGCGCTGATACCGGAAACGAGCAGGGTTGATGCATTGTTTGCCGCAAGAAGCTGGAGAGCCATTTATCCTCCGGATTTAGGCAATAAAAAACCCGCTCAATGGCGGGTTCGGGAATTTCTCTGGAGACTGGTTTAGCCGATGATTACGACTTCACCGTTCAGGTAAAAAGGGATGTGCAGCAGCCCGCTGTCAAACGCCTGCTTGAAGAGATCGGCATATTCATAGCCGTTACTTTTTATCAACACACCATCGTTTTGATCGTACTGCCTGTCGTTGAATTCCATATCGTTGTAAAGGGCCGCGTCGGTAAGCTGCGTGTACCCTTTCGTGATGGTAATTACCATCCCGGCATCCGAGAAAACAACGGAGACAATCCAGTGCTGGTCATTTGGGATATCTGTGCCATCAACACCTGTCAGGAAGCGCATAATCCGGCGTTTCAGCCAGGGGATCGTAAAATAGAACCCGTCACCCTTATAAAAATTCCAGGTCATGATTCGCTTGAACAGGTCATCAGAAACGACAACCTGATCTGACTTTGCAACGACTTTTCGGGTATTGAACGGCAGTCTGTTGAAGGTGAAAGTGTTGAACGGGCCGTAAATCTGGCGTTTACCGCTGGTCAGTACCGGCGGCTTTACCCCGTAGATGCCGTATGCAATCCACCTTAGCTGATCACCAGCCTGATAGCCGCCTGCAAAAATAGGCAGGTTGGCACTCGTCATCCAGGTGTAAATCTGCTGGGCCATTGAGTTATACGCGGTGACAAATGCGCGCAGGTCGTCGTCATCGTTGTACTGCGTGTACAGATACGAATTGATGATTGAATCAAGCATCCTATACCCCGCTAACTGTCACGCCATCATCCGATATATACCAGTAGCTGTAAGGGTCTCCGCTGATAATATTGGTGTTTTCGTCAGGGTCCGTAATCGTTCCGTTGACGGTCACAATGATGGAAAGCGAGCTGATCAGGCTCATATCCAGAACGGTATTAATGGCCTGGAGAAAAATGTCTTTCAGGTTATTGATGTTAAGAGGTTTACCCGCAAATATCTGGTTGATATAGGAAATGGTCGGCGAGGCCACCAGACTTGATACCGTGGCATCCGTCAGATAGTTAACAGATGCGGTTCGCCATTCATATCTGATTGTCACTCGCTGCATCAGCGGGATAACAAAGGGGATCAGATAATCATCAGGCCAGTCGTTGATCGTGACGACATTGTTCCGAAGGTTAGGTGTAACCACACCGGCACCCGTCCAGCTTCCTGATGCGGTAGTGTTGATCCCGGTTGAAAATGTATGCGGTGACAGCACGGTCACGGTTAACGGCACATTATTGATGCCCGTCATTCCGGTAACGCCAGAAATCTCGATAATCTGGCCGTCGCTGTAGCCGTGCGTAATGTCGGTAGTGACAACACCAGGATTTGCGTTGCTGATCCCTGTAACGTTCAATGTGCAACCGCTCAGCCGGCTGATATCCCCCGCTGATTTATAGATGGCTCCGGCCATTTCATAAATGTCACCACCACCGCACATAATGACCCAGCCATTAGCGCTCTGAACGACCGATACAAGACGCGCCTGCACATTCGCAACATCTGTCAGCTTCTGGCGAATAAATCCCGGATAACCCTGCACAGTGGACATTTGCCCCTGCCATACCCGGTCCCTGAACTGGTAATTAGTTTCCGGGTCACCTCCTGGCGTTCCGGCGACAGGGTTAGTGCAGGTCAGTACAATATCCGAAGGAAGACTGGTAATAATCTGGTTAACGGTATTTTCAGGAACCGCCCATGATCCGGTTACGGTTGCCTCGCAGGTCACCGACGACGTTACTCCTCCAGTCGGAATTATTGTGGCATCCGCCAGCGCATAGCTGTTTGTTCCATCAGAGACCAGAAAACCCTGCGGAATAGCGAAACCGGCAGGACCGGAAAACTGGACACCTACGGTCGTTAGTCCCTGCGTCTTTTGCGGTGCTATGCCGCTTTGCTGGGCCAGCAGGTTCAGCATCGTCAAGTTAGCTTTCAGTGGGCCCACCGAGTTAATCAGATCAACTCTCGCCTGGTCACAAACCAGCAGCGCGCCTACGTCCGTGCTGACAATGTCCTCAATCAGAGAACCGGGTAAATCAGTTGTCAGTCCGGGGGACAGGGCCACAGCCTGAGCAATGAGTTGCTCGCGCAAACTCTCTGCGGTTTGCGGTACCGGGCCAGCCGCGGTATAGCTGACAGACAAATCACTCATACATTCACCTGTGCAATAATTTTTGAGCCTGCATTCGTTATGGCTGAAATGTTGTAAACGGGAGGGTCATCACTGACCATGGCAATCTGTAACGAGGAAAAATACTGACTGAATTGTTGCTGCAGGCGGTTAACGTAATAGGTTGGTAAGATTTGCTGAATAACGGATGCCTGCGCCGGTATGCCGTTATTGGCGAAGAATGGCGACTCCTGGGGAGCTAATTTCAGGTTCTGCACCAACGTTGTCAGGTAAATGGCATCGTTAAATCCGTACTCATCGGTTTCAACCAGGACCCATTTACCCTCTGAATTTCTGCCATAGGTTCTCATTCGGTAATGTTCCCGCTGAATGAACTGGTTGGCGACCCGGTATTACCTCCGCCATTACCGTTCGTGTGCTGATGACTGTTCAGCCATGACACCAGCGCTTCCCACCCGGCCTGCATAACAGCCGGACTTGTACTGGCAGATGCATCCTGTAATTTACCGGCCTGTCCTGTCAGTTGCCACATGCCCTGGGTAAGTGACAGGACAGTACCGCCCACCGTCACCGTAAAGCTTTCAGGCGTCGCTATGGCTACGCTCTGGGGAGTTAACAGAAATGTACTGTTGCTCGCCCTGTCACGAATGGTGACTCCCTCCGGCCCGTACATCGTCAGCACTTCGCCGTCGACGTCACCCCACTCGGTATTGCTGATCGGCAAATAGGTCAGGGCGCTCAAGTTTGGCGGCTGCGTCAGATCTGCGGTGCCCCCACCCTGGCCGCTCATGCCGCCGATATAAGCATCGGCCGGGATGACAATGCCCTTATCACCAGGCTGCATCGGGTAGCGGATATACTCCGGACCGAAAAGGGGAATGGTCACTTGCGGAAGAGTAAAAGGGATATTCGTCAGGCTGAACGAAACGGTAACCATTTTCCCGGATCGTGAAACAACCGTTGCCGGGAGCGTTTTTCCGGCCAGTTCCATGGCCTGCAGTATTTTTTCTTCGGAAAAGTTATTCATGCTCTTTCCGAAGTTCAGGCGCTGGCTGATCGTCATTGTGCTGGCCCCGTGGTTGTGAACGCCTCGATGATGGTCACCCAGCTATTAGCATCTGCCTGGCGGCTGTTTCCCACCAGACGTACAGCGCTGACCTGGAACACGCCTGTAAAGGCTGCCTGGTTGCGATACTGTGAATAGGATGAGGCCTGAATGATTGTGCTGGCGCCCGCCGGTAGTTTCAGGAAGTCGCCCACCTGAATATCAGCGCGCATGACAGTCCGGATCATGACCTTGTTAAATTCAATCCACGTCGGCTGACCAACCAGATCAGTAAATTCAAGCTGAATGGGAGAGTTTTTTTTCGTAGTGGTCAGGCTGTCCCAGGCGCGAATTTCTTTGCCAGGGAAAATGCATAATTCAACGCCTGAGTAATTCTGATCTCTGATGATGCTTTTGCTGATGGATTTAATATTCGCTGCCAGTTGCTGCACGCTTGAACAGAATATTGGCGCGTCATAGTTCATCACCAGGTTATCGCTGATTTCGATCTTGATTTTGTAATCCGGGTAAGCGCGTTGCAGGGCAAAATATAACGCTATAGATAGTTTCTGCCCCTTTCCCCACGGCATCGTAATATTGACAGGGGAATTGACTGACCCGGCACCAGCCGTGATTATCATGTCCAGAGATAATTCAGTCCCCTGCCAGTTCCCGAAAGGCTGCTGAATTTCGCCTTCGAGTACTAACCCGCTTTGCTTCTGTTTGGCTAACGGTAGCCCCTTTGACATTCCGGCAAAGCCTTTAATGGTCATTCCGAACATGTTTTGCTGGGCCTGCTGCATCTCTTTAATGCTGACCCCGTAAACCCTGACAAGGCTGGAGCCCATGGGGGTGGACATGCCGTACTTCTGGATATCAAACTCCACCATCAGGCAGCCGGGATTAAAATTTCCGTAGTCATCCAGACTCTTATAGCGCCTGTACAACTTCCCATTTTTGTCGAAAATCTGAAAGTCATAGAAGCGCATCAGGTTGTAACCTCTATTTTCCCATTTTTCTCACGCCAGATCAGGGTTGTTGAGGAAAACACGCTATAGATAAGGTTGATACCGCCAGTGGACACAGAGCCGACCATTGGCGTATTCAGAATGGTGTTGCCTGAATTATCAGTGATCAGCAGGTACCAGCGCTGGGAGGCGATATTCCACTTTATCTGGCAGTTGTAGACCGTCCCGTCCAGTACCGGCGTAAACAGCATGCTTTCGCGCTCATTGCCGGTAAACGTATAGAGTTCTGTGCTCATAGGCCGAATGTTCCACTTAGTTTACCCACCAGCCCGACGATACTGGATGCCACACCAGACACAGCGCCACCCAGCGAGGTGTTGCCCAGAGCGGCAACGGTGTTGGTCCATGACGCATCAGTCATCTTCGTACCACCGTCAATCTTGCTGAGAAAGCTGTTAACAGCCTGCTCCGCTCCGGTTTCCGTAACCAGGGGTTGCTCAAAATCCCACATCCATGAGCGCTGAGGCACGGGTTCGCTTGAACTGGTCACATCCTTGACGGTGCGCAGGATGCAGCCGCTGTAAATCAGCGCCGGGGTTGCGATAATGAATGTGCCCCCCAGATTCGCATGCGCCTGTAATACAGCCTGCAGCGCGCTGATCGTTACCAGCTTTGTCATCGCCCCGGTATTTTCATTGACCGGGGCATCCATCAACAGGCTGATGCGCAACGGTTGGGCCAGCAGCGCGTTAGCCGCCACGGTCTGGTTAGCGAACGGATAGCGGGCAATGTCATAATCAACCAGCGTGCCGCCCTGCACAGGCCGCCAGTGGCAGAAATACTTATCCAGATCGGTCAGGTTTATCGCGCCACCGATCAGCCCCGTAACAAAGCTGGCGCTTTGCGTAAGGGCCACAATCGGCAGCATGCCGCCAGGTATACTTTGCGCGATACCGTCACAGAGAATAACCGGCGATATTTCAAAACCGAGTTTGTAGAGCTCGCGGGTGAATGCCATTATCCGGTAACCCCAAGTTGCGCGCCGGAAACAACTGCGTTGCCTCCGGTGTTGTTGAATATCTGGATCACCGCCCCTTCACTGACCCGGTAGCCAGCGCCCTCTTTTTGCGACATGGCAGAAATGAGTTTTGCCAGTACCGCCGGATTGTTCAGATCGAGCTTCTCGTTTTCACCAAACCGGGTTGCTTTTACAACGTGACGGATGTATTCGGCGGTGTCGTTTTCGTTCGATGGCGCCCATTTTTTGGCGATATCACTAACCGTATTTACCCCGCGGGTGCCATAAATCTGCAACTGCTTGGCCGCAGCCAGTACACCTTCATCGAGGGTGGGGAACACCGCAAAATCACCACTTCTGGTGTTATGCGTGCCGTATCCCTCAGCCCATCTCAGGTTTGTGGGGTTATTGAACCGGTCGGCAATGGTTCTGCCGGACGCGTTAACGTTGGCCGGCTGTGAATCAACAGGCGTTACGGCACCGCTGGAAAAGAAGCGTTTAACACCTTTCAGCCAGCCCCACACATGCGGGTCATCGTCGCTGCCTGGTACATACTTCTTCCCGGTCTGCGGATCAACGACAGTGTCGTTTCCTAGAATCGATGACCCCGAGGTTACGTCAGCCGCCGACAGGTTGGTTTTTCCGACAATCCAGTCGACGACTTTTCCGATCACGTTCCCCAGTTTCTCAACCTTCGTCATAAAGTCTTCGACGTCTTTGGAGAACTCCGGCGAGGCCAGATAATTGCCAAAGCGCTGAATACCACCCGACAGGTTGTCAATCCATTTGCCCAGTTCAGGCGATTTCAGGACGGTATCAATCGCCACTGAAAGCGAGTCGGATAATTTAGTCAGTGCCGGGGTGAGCGGGGCCAGACCACGAATAAACGTGTTACGGATGCTCTGGATACTGAAATCCAGTTGTACGTTAAAGTCCTGCCACTGTTTCGCTTGCTGGTCGGTGATCTGCAACAATCTGGCGTCGCGCTGCGCGCGCTTATCCATGGCATCCAGTTCCGCTTCGCTCATGTTTTTGAAGCGGTTCAGGTCGTCCAGAGTAAAGAAATTGGTTAAGCCGTGGGCCTGCGCACCCTGTAACGTGCTGCCGTTCTGCACGAAAATATCACGCGCATTGCGGATCATTTGCGGCAGTAACTGGTCAGGTGAGCGATCAGGGTTGTTAATACCCATCGCGCTGAACTGCCAGCGCTTTGACAGGTCCATCTGGGCATCACGGATAGCCCCTAACGTCCCCGTCGGGTTGCTCAGCGCACGCTGGTAGTTGATCGCCGTGGAATCAAGAGCGCCAATCGACGTACCGAGGCCGAGAGAGGTAAACCTCTGCGCACTGGCCACAGACGCCAGGCGGTTAATACCAAACAGACCGCCAGCACCCAATACGCCAGTAAACACACCTACGATGCCGCTCCACGTCAACAGGCTGGTAGTGGCGTCTTTGATATGTCCGGCCAGCGATTTGGCATCCTTTGTCGCCGCGTTCAGGAAGCCTTTGGCATTACCGGCATTGCGGCTAAAGTCGCCCTGGTGCTTCCCTGCCTTTTCCAGATTGGTATTCAGGCGATCAATGCCGCTGTTAATCGACAGAATGGCCGCCGCGCCATCGTTAAATGCCTTTGTCAGCGCCTCGGTTTCGGTCCTGGCCTTTGCCGTTTCCTTCCCGGTATCAGCGATGCCCTGAGCGCTGCCGCGCCATTCCTCCGGCAATCCCTTTAACGCAGCCTGATACTCGTTGAACTTTTCAATAAATGCCTGAAACTTCTCATCATTTACATCAATTTCAACTATTGTCTTAGCTGCCATTGAAGCTTCCCCTGTCTTTTAGCGCTGAAATGATGAATCTCTGGCGGTACTGCGCGGGGCTGGAAAACTCCGCGTCGCTGATTTCACGGATCACCCGCCAGAAACCCTCATTAGATGCCCAGTCTAGGAGGGTATGAATGATGTTTCCGGCTGGGCATTCTGGGTCGGGGTATCGGTATCCTGATTCGATATCAGCAAGGAATCGCGGAATTCCGTAACGCTCGATACAGTGAGTTGCCCACCGTACATGCCGATCACCGCCCCCACCGTCGGTGCTATCAGTTCCCGTTTCTGAATGGCAGAGGAAACCATAAAAAAAACGATTTCCCCTTCAACTTCCCGGTACTCGTCCAGCAGGACGATTTGTTGTTTCAGTGCGGTATCAAGCGGAATGACTTTCCATGCGCTGCCGTCGTTGTAGACGACAGACGCCAGCCTTTGCATTTCATCAAGAAGCCCCGGACCCTCCGATGCCCCCTGCTCTTTCAGCTTTTTGCGCAGCATCATCGCGGCCACGCGCGCTGCGCCAATGCCGCCGATTTGAGTGATGAAGTTGTTGAACAGATTACCCAGCAGGAAGCAATGCTCCTCTACCACTTCATACGGGAACGGGAGAACATGCAGATAGACGGGTAACGCACCATCACGATTGATAGTGCTGACCAGGTTTAATTTTTTGTCGATTTTCACGGATTAGATCCACATGTTGTCATTGGTGGTCAGGTAGCCGCCGATGGTGACCACATACCCGGCATCCATACCGTTGAATGGCAGTTCGTTGAAGTTCAGCAGGTAGCAGTTCAGCAGCGTGAAGTTGCCAAACGTCGTGGCGTCCGGGGTGATTACAACCTCACCCAGTGCGGTATCAGTGGCGAAGCGCTGCTGATAGCTGGCCCCGAGTCCTTGCGTTTTCAGTAGGTGAACCGTCACGGTCACCTGCTGGTACGGCGTCTGGCTGCCTACAGTACCGGTCATGGTCGGAATAATGTCAGTAGCGGCGTTATCCGGCCGCATGCTGATCCCGTCTTTACCCAGGTACGATGCGGTGACGTTAAGCGCCGGGACGTCTGTAACAGACAAGGCGCCACGGACGCGATTAAGAAATCCCTGCGGCACTAATGGGTTGCCCATTTTTTACGCCCCTACAAAGTTGGTTACGTTGAGGTTAAAGGTGATGGATTCGAAGCCACGACGCGGGGTCATGATGGCGCTGAGCCCATTGTATTTGCCATCCTGATAATCGGACGGGTTCAGACTGGTGTAGTTGCTGAACGGCACCGCATTGATTACCGCATTCCCGGCATACGTGCCTTTTTCATACTCGGCGTTGAAATCGGACTGGGTCAGTTTGGCGTTGATCACCTGTCCCAGAATCAGACCGTAACTGATGCCAGTACGCAGAGTTTTGAGCGCACGGTTTTGCAGGCGGTCAATGCCAGCCTGCTCGTAGTACAGTGGGTTCACGGTGGTGTTCGAACCGTTGATGATTTCGTTAGCCAGGTCCAGCTCAAGGTTGATCGCGCACCAGGCCACCGAGTACCAGTAGTTAAACGGGTTGCCATCAAGCATATGGCCTGCCACCAGCATTTTATTGCTAAGGCCTCCCTCGGCCGCCGTTCCAACGTAGTTGATATCGTTGTCCTGGAGGTTTTTCAACAGGGTGCTGTTGCCCTCAATCGGGTATTCAGTGACGCCGTACAGGAAGCGGTACGCCATCGGTGGGACCATATTAGAAGAACCGGGGTCGTTCGCCAGAGAGGACTGGAACGCCGTAGCCATTGAAAATTCAGTGGTGGCAATGGCCGGGGCTTCCACGCCTGCAAATACGCTTTTATTACCCGTAGCTTTCCATGCAGCATACGCTGCGATCGTCGTGGTAACGAAGAAGTAAACCAGTGAAGATGGCGACGTATACAGACCAGTCAGCGTCTTGAATGTCGCCTCGGAATCCCACTCGCGCGGCACCAGATAAGAAAAGAACTTCTGATAAGTATTGCCAAGCGAAACATCTTCCGCGATGAAATCAGCTAGCGCTGCGATAGCGTCAGCATTCGAAACCGCGCCAAGCTCCAGCACGTAAACTGCGCGGCTTGTGCCCTGGGACCAGAACGAGTTATTCATCTGAACAATCTCGTTAGCCACCACCGTTTTTACGGATCCCATTGTGGTTGCCGTACCGGGGTTGCTGGTCAACTGATAGGTAAAGGTGTTTGTACCCGTTACGGTCGCAGTGTACGCGCCGTTATAGCCAGTTGGCGCAACGCCAGAGATGAGGACAGGGATCTGTGATCCGTTAGTCCACCCATGTGCAGCGCTCAGCGTGACAGTTACCGTACTGGTTGCCCAGGCGATAGTTGAAATAGCTTTTGCAGGTGCCAGAATGGACGCCAGATCAGTTTTTGCGGTCAGCAACTGATATTCGCCTGCATTCAGCGTAGTGCCGCCAACGGAAATCAGCGCACCGGATTTGAGCAGTTGCGACGGTTTCGGCGGGTTAGTCACCGACACGTTAATATTGACGATCGACATTTATTTCTCCGGGCTGATGGAAGGTATGGAAAATGCCACCAGCTTGCGCGCCACGTTGCGCATCCGTTGCTGGTAGTAGTTAACTTTGAATTTGATGGTCTTTCGCTGGGCGATGATGTTCAACTCGTTTTGCGTGACGCGCTCATCCTGCACAACAGGGATATTCATCACGCCCATTTCAGCGTCATCGCCGAGCGTGTACTGCTGCACGTACCTCAGGAAATCTTCAACCCCGGCATTACGCAGGCCAGTGATGGATATCGTCACATCCTCGGAAACCAGTTGATACTGGTTCTGCTGCTCATCGAGGTAAAAGCTACCGGCGATCGGCGCGGTGTTGCTGCACTTCACCGTTGCATACGGCGGTGACAGGTTCTGCGTCGACAGCATGGCCGGGAACATCGGCATGTACTGGCTCAGCGTCAGCCATACCGGCAATGAGCTCGAAACCACCACATCAGCCAGATCGATGTCATCTGCAGAGTTAATGATCTGCGATCGCATGTAGGGGAAGATTGCCTCCCCTGTGTAGTGGTAGAGGTTGGCCGGTTCATTCAGCCCGGTGCGCCGGGAGAAGGAAAACTGAAGGCCAAAGAACTCGCCGATATACAGGACATCAGATCCGATATCGTTGAACGGGTCGATATCCGCCTGAGCGGTAAACGTCACGACGTTCCGGTCATAGAGCTGCTCATCGTCCTGGATGGTTTCGGTCGTCAGGTGCAGATAGCCCTTAACGTCAACTGTATCCGGCTCGCTGCTGGGGTCGTCTGACAGAACAGAGGCTTTCACCCAGAAGACGAAACCATCGAGGGGCAGCACCTTGCGGATATACTTCGTGAACGTGACCACCTGAAAGCGGCTCAGGTCATCAAGACCCTGCGTCAGCGTGGCGTTAAGCTCTGTTTTTGCAGTCTGCTGCAACTCACTCAGGGAAGGCATTCAGCACCCCGCTTACCCAGGCGCGCATCGCGGCCTGATAGGTTCCGGTATCAATGAATGACGGACGCGGTGGCCCTTTTTTGTTTTTGAATCGCTTGGATATACCCTCCAGCGCGCGGCGCGTAGGCACGCCCGGCAATCCGTTCATTTCGGTATTGTCGAGGAAGGCGACAAACAGGTCATGGATCCGGGACATCGACTCTGCCAGAGGGTCTTTGGCTGGCGGCGCGCCGGCCATCATGTTTTCAAGCGACGCGGCCATGTCATTCGCCATCAGGTCAGCGATGTCTTTGCTGTACCTGTCGAAAAACGTCTGCATGATCTGGTACTTTTCCTCCAGATACTCGGCGACGTCTCCGGTCGTGGTGTTTTCGTCCTCATACGGGACATCAATCACCCCCAGGTGGAAGGTGATCATGACAGCCCCCACAGGCTGCCGAACTGCTGGGCAATCATCAGGTACCGGCGCCCCCACGGGTCCTGCAACATCTGCAGGTCAGCCAGCGACAGGTCTTTGAAGAAGTCCGGAACCAGGCGCTGAGCGCTGGTTGAGTTATCCCCGGCGCCAGTAATTACGCCAGCCTTGAAATTATTCAGGCCATACTCTTTCCTGAACTCGGCGAATACCGATTCGGTACCGTAGTTGACAAGGAAAGACGCGCCCAGGTTGTACACGGCAACGGTGTACAGATTCGGCGTGACGCACGCGATATCAGGGTTTACCCACTCAACCGCGCCGCCATACGCCAGGGTGAAAGACGGCGAGTCGTCGGGAACCTGCGCGGCGGTCACGCCCATGTCAGTTCGAACGAATTCGATAAATCCCGACAGGCTCGTTGTCATTTTTTCTTGCTCCCGGACTTTTCAGTCACGATTGTTTCGTTAACCGTTGGGGTGTCTTCGCTGTCTTCGCGGCCTTTCGCTTGCTCAGCGCTGACTTCCATCTCGCCGGAATAGCCGGTACCGCTTTCGCGCAGAGAGCTGTCCAAAGCCGCTACGGATGCCTGGCGGCGGCCGTGGGCGCCACGGGTCAGGTGAATATCGTTATCGCGGATTGCTTTTTCGATTACCGACGCTGATACAGGCTTGTTCAGGCTGTAGCACAGGCCGACAAACGCCTGGCTCTGGTCGATTTTGGTCGAGTCAACCAGGCCATAAACCTGGTGATGCTGCACCACTGCATCAACTTCATCAGTTGAGCCATCCAGCACCATCATCTGATCGCCGTGGTTAATCGGGATCTGAATAAGGCGGCCGGTCTCCAGCTTGCGATAGGCGAAAATCTGGCGCTGCTTGGTGGTGTTAGCGATATAGAGTTTCATTGGTTACCCTCGTAAAAAAGCCCCTGCTGAGTCTCCACGGCAGAGGCTTAACCAGATCAAAGAATGGATCAGGCGCTGTACGCCATGGACAGGATGGTGATTGCTTCAGGACGAACTGCCCAGCCTGCGGTGGAGCGCATTTCGGACAGAACATCGATGGCACCACCAGCGATCGGCGTCGGAATCTCACGCGGCGCGGCCATGTCGGTAAACATCAGCGCGTTCGCGGCAAGAGACGGGGTCAGCTTGGCAAATTCGTTGGTGTTCACGGTCGAATTGACCATTGGCACTTCGACCTCAGGGATGGTGATCACTACCGCATCGGTACCGCCAGCGCCTGCGCCGATAAGGGTATCGTCATACACCCAGTCAACCTGGACGTTTGCGCCTTTCAGCACTTCTTTCACCGTGCCGCCGACGGTGTCAGTACCACCACCAGGACGCTGGTAAGAAGTCAGCTGAACGATCTGCTGAATCTCCATGGCACCGAGAACGCGCTGCGGCCCCAGGATAACGACGCGCTGCTGGCGGCCCAGCTGCATGGTGCGGGTCAGTGCGGCCTGTACGTGGCCCAGCAGATATACCGCCATCTGGCCGTGGTCATAGGTCAGCACGGTGGTGTTATTGTTGCTGTCCGGAGGCAAAGACTCGGTAGTCGCGCCAGCGGTGTTCAGCAGGCCTTCACCGCCGGCAGGGTTCATGCCGTACAGCAGAGCAGAGCGCAGCTGCTGGAAAATGCCCTGACGCATGCCCAGGCGCTGAGCTTCCGGCAGTGCAAAGTTCCAGTTACCGGCAGCGGCCATGTCATGGTGATCGTAGATACCACGGCAGCGGAACAGGTAGGTTGGGGTTGAAATCATCTTCGCATCCAGCGCCACGCTCGGCAGTTGGTTACCGTTACCGGACTGACTGGAAGTGGTCTGGGTGCGAATATCCAGGCGGCGCATGTAGACGTACTGATCTCCTACGCCGAGACGGACTTGCGGGTTACCGCTGGCGATGGTTTCAAACGCACCTGACGCCTGCTGGTAACCAATGATCATCTCCGGCGCGATGTACGACGGATTGACGATGGTGTAGCTGGGGGTAATTGCAGCCATTTAATTCAGCTCCCGATTAAAGTAAGACCAGCGCGCAGCTGTCGGTGTTGTTCCAGGTCAGGAAACCAGTCGCGCTGTCATAGCTGACAGTCTTGGAGTTGCCTGATTCGATGGCGAGCACTTTTACCGGCAGCGTGATGTCGGAAAGCGTAACTGCGCCGATGGTGCCCGGCGTGGTTGCAGCGCCGCCTGGTGCAGTTGCCGGTGCATAGGTGAAGGTTGTTGCGTTCACGACTGACAGCACGACCACAGTGCCGTTGTACGCTGCAGGAGCGACGCCACTGATTTTTACGTACTGTCCAGCAGTCAGGCCATGAGCTGAAGCGGTTACTGCTGTCGCCACGCCATTGGCATAGGTCACAGCAGTTGTCGCAATATCAGAACCAGCAAAACCGGCTGCCGCCGCGGTGGTGATCTGGTTGTTCACGAAGTCCCAGGCCAGCGGAGTTTTCACTGAAGCACCATTGGTTCCCAGCGCAACAACCTGCGCAGAGGCTTTCAGCGGCACGCGCATGTTAGAGCCAAGTCGGTAGTACGAAACACTCATGCCGGAGGCGTACAGCGGGACCGGCGACTGCGGAGTGGTCAGGCCGTTGTGAGCCTGATTGAAGACGGTGAAGCCTTCCAGTTCAGCAACAGACACAGCTCGACGGATGAATGACCCGCGCGGGCTTGAACTGGTACCAGGCAGAAGCTCAGCAACCGGCAGACCGCCCCAGAGAGGTTTGGTTTCCGTTGCCGCCACAGTGCCAGCCGCCAGGTTAAAGCGGTTGGCCGGGTCATCGAGCGCCACGCCCTGAATATAACCGTCTGACTGCACACCGAAGGAGCCCAGCGCATTCGTGGTTGCCATCGGGTTAAGAGATAAAGTAGCCATGCTTGAGAGCTCCCGTTAAGCCTGGTTGTTGAAACTGGTGACCTGACGCTTGCCGGACTGGAACGGAGCCCAGGTGGCAGCAGGATCGCCTTCGAAGGTGCTGATCTGGCGACCGGTCGCATCAGCGCGTTTGATTTCGCGCAGCATGCCAGGGCCAACAGACAGGCTTGCCGATTTCTGCGCGTCTGCGTAGATCGTCTTCTCTGCCACGCTCAGCAGCGCTGAGTCAGCGATGGAGGACAGGTCGACGGATTTGAAGTCAGGCGAATGCTCCTGCAACTGGATCATCAGGCGGCGGCGATATGCCAGCGGCTTTTCACCAGACAGTGGCACCGGAGCGCGCTTGCCGAAGCAGGAAAACACGCTATCGGCCTTAACCTGTGCATCGGCGACTTCGTTGCGCTCTTCATCGCTCAACTCGGTTGGGATGCGGGAGCGCAGGTCGGCGATCTGCTGACGCAGTTCAGAATCAGCCTTTTCTTTCGCCATACGTTCTGCCTCTTCCGCGTCGGCCTTCTCTTTGGCTTCTGCGTCTGCTTTTTCTTTCGCGGCTTTCTCTTCCGCGTCAGCTTTGGCTTTCGCCTCTTCGGCCTCTTTTGCCTCAGCATCAGCCTTTTCTTTCTTGGCTGCTTCTTCGGCATCGGCCTTGGCTTTACGGTCTGCTTCTTCTGAGTCAGCCTTAGCCATGCGTGCGTCAATCGCCTTATTGATTAGCGCTACGATTTTTTCCTCGTCCATCTTTTCAGCCTCGTTTGGAATGGAATCAGATTTAACACCAGTAGGGGCAAGGAGCTTGTCCCATACGCCCTGTTCACAAATTGCAACGTGGTCGAGCAGCTCGGGGGATGGCTCCACCAGTAGAGGCTGACCGTCGACATTGATTGATTGAGCTACCTCTGAGAACTTCACAGTTGGCGAGGTGCTTAATTGCCTTGTTGCCATAATTTCAGCAGCTTCGGCGTCGTACACGCGCGCAACAGCCCACACTTCGCCCTTATCGGCTACCCAAGCATTTGTCAGGGTGCCAATAACGCGCTTTGCGAACTCGTTGCTATCAAGTGTTCTTTTTTTTGGGTGAAGCCAGATAAGTGGTACACCGGCTACCCGCTGGAGAAATTCGGGGGTGAGATAATCGTCCGGGTTACGGAATGTCATCTCCTGATCTGCAGAGCGCCAGGTAACCCCCGTTCCGGTTACCCTGATGGCGAACATCCACATGTTGTAAAAATATTGCGGGCTGCTTAGCGTCCCGTCAGCGATGAGCGCGGCCACTTCGGTCTCATTGAGCGCCTGCTGCGCCAGCATCTCAGCGAAGGGCTGATGAAGCGGCTTGGGCAGATCGTCAATGTGGAACCATCCGGCGGCCAGCGATTCGTCGTTAAGCTTCGCCTCGAACCTCTCCGGCACCTCAGCGCGAAACGTCAGATAATCGCCGTATACGCTGTGTGGAGTGAGCTGGCCATCGTACTGATAACCAACCTCTTCCAGCACCTCACGGAGTGCGGCATCAATAGCCAGTTCGCCAGGCTCTACCGTGCCGCCAGGCTGGCACCACGTGCCATCATCCGAGCGCTGGATCAGGAAGACGAACTTCCCCTGACGGAACATTATCCCGCTGCCAAAAATAGCCACGTTTTAATGCTCCTATGCTTATTTCATAGACGCCATGAACTTCTGCCCCTTCTGGGTCAGCATGTGTTCAGGAATACTCCGGAGGTTGTACAGATAGGTTACGTAACACCGGCAAAAAACCTCTTCACCGGGCTGCGTAATTTCATCAAGGTACCCGGAAGGCCCCACCTTCACGTAACCGTTTTTTTGCGCCCAGTTACCGCGGATGAGATAGACCACCTTATCGCGCTCTTTGTGATCTTCCCTGTAGTCATAACCCGCTTGCCGCCAGTGACTATGCCACTCGGCAGCTATGGCGTTATTACTGGCAGCTATGATGTTGTCGATGTTTGCAATGAGTTTATGGTTCTGATCAATCATCACCCGGCGCGCTTCAAAATCAATTTGCAAGGCGCTTTTCTGAATGTGATCACAGTTGTAATTAACCCCGCTTTTGGAGGATGGCGACAGTCCACCTCCAACGTAATCCTGCACAGGGATGCTGGTAGCCCACCCACTAAATCTCTGGACTGTTTTGTTTATCGCTCCTGTGCGGTTTAACTTAATTAAGTCGGCGCTAGCCAGGATGCGTCTATCAAGCTCGCTTCTTAACTTCGGCTCCATGTAATTCAGAGTAAAGCGAGACAACCCTGGATGCCGATCCTGAGCCTTAGCCCTGTTAACCTGCATCTCATAGGTTGATCTAAGCTTGTCCGACACCCTTGATATGTAGTCATCATGGGTTTCGCTTTCTGCCGCTTGGCGAATAATTCCCTGCCATCGCTCCAGCTCCTCTCTCGAGGTATAGCCATTGCGCAAGAAGAATTTAACCGCCTCCCTTACTGTTCTGGAGAATTTGCTCATAGCATCATCCCGCCGCCCGGCTCTTCAGCTTTCGGCGGCTCCGGCGGTTGGTTTTCCTTCAGCGAGTCGTAATCGAGATTAAGCCGCTGAGGGAAGAGGTTCTCGTTGGCATTGGCGTTTTCGCACGCCCACTCGATCAGCGTCGCCCGGTTTTCCGGGTCAGCAGTAAGCTGCGGAAGCACCACTTCCAGCATGCTGACGATCGCCTTAAAGCGCGTCTCGTCGACCTTCACCTTCTCGCTTTCCGGCTCTTTCAGGGAGGACGGCCAGCGATATTCGAAGTTGTTTATCCAACTCGCGAAATACACGCTGTAGGTGTTTTTCAGCTCCGGGAAGTCAGCACGCAACGACTGGAAGAACTCAATGCTCCAGGCGCGGTACTGGCACACTCGAATGAAGAAAGCGTAAAGCTGGTCCAGCCACTCGCGGATGTTGTCTATGTACACCGCCACGGCGCGGGCATCTTCAGTGCCTTCACCAAAACCCTGGGCGAATGTCTCAGAGTTGAGGATGATCGCTGGCATGTCGGCGGCGGCGGCAATGTTCTCCAGGATGTGCTTACGCGCAGAGTCGAGAGGCTTTTCCAGGTTGCTCAGGTCGATTGACTCGATGTTGTCGTTCTCGCCGATCTGGAGAACCTCCCCCGTCTTCCCGCGCTTCAGCATCATGCGTTTTATGCCGCTGAGCTTCTGCATCATGTTGTTGACGACGGAGCTTGGCCCCTTGATTTTCGTCACCAGCAGGCCGCCCTTCACCGCTACCATATCGTCGGTGCGCATGGTCTGGATGAAAGACTTCAGAGGATAGAGCGCGCGCTGGTACACGCTGCGGCCCGTGAATCCGAATGCCGCGGGGTTGTACGCGAGGTAAATCGGATCCTCGTTCTGCACGACGACACAGCGAGATTTGTGATACGGCTTGCCCGCCACCCGGATGCCATCGACTTTCTGGAAGTCCTGGGCGTTCGGGTCCTGATTCAGCACGATACTGCCGGCGGTGTTCAGCGGGTCCAGGATGTTAAAGCTGACGTTGTGCTTGTACAGCGTGCGGTAGTCCAGCGATTCGTTCGGCTCCTGGTTATCCACCAGCATGGCGATCGCTGATACGCCGTAAATTCGGGCGATGCGCGCGGCGTTGGCGATGTGCTGGTTCGCACCCATCGCTTTCCATTCGCGCTCGAACGCGTCGCGCAGGCGCTGTTCAAGCCCATAGGACTGGGCAACATGTACGGTGCGCGGCTCATTCATCGCCATTTTGATCGGGCGATCCACCATCTTGCCGCCCAGCGGGTGGTAGAGGTAAACCGTTTTGCAGGTCTGATAGCCAGCCGTGGAACCTGGCTGGATGTCGTCGCTGTCCAGCAATGCCATCAACTCTGAGTGAGAGCAGCTGCCGATTTCGAAATCGTCTTCGTTCATTGGTTCTCTCGTCAGATTGCGTCGCCGCTGCCGAAGGCGATGATCAGCCCGTAGGTGTAATCATCGAGCAGGTCGTCGGCGCGCTTATGCGCTTTCTTGTCGGCAAGGTGGAATCGGGAAACCTGCTTGTGCAGATGGTTTGCTGTCTCGCCCTTAAAGACGGCTGTCTTCTCGTAGGCGTGTCGGGAAATTTTCGCCAGCCCGCGGTAGTGATAACCGGAGGCCATAATGGCGCGCTCGTCCTTTCCTTTGCTGGTCAGGGCGGACTCAATTTTGTTGACCGGCCATCCCAGGCTTTCACCTTTCTGCAGGAGGATGCTGCCCATGCTGGCGTCCTCGATGAACACGCCCAGGCTGCCGTTGATGGCAACGCACTGGCCGGAAAGCTCGTTGAGGCGGTCAAATACCGACGGCATCCACGTTTCCAGCAGCGCGCCGTCAATCTGCACGACGTCCCAGTCCAGAATGGTGAGGCGCTGAATGCCGGGCCGGGTGTCGACGGCGTAATACACCACCGCCGTACCATCATGTTCTGAACCACCTTTGACGGCGGTATCCATGACAGCAAAGACGGCCTGGCACATTTCAGGGTAATCGACAGGCTGATCCTGATTCTCACCCTCAAACCATTTGCGGACGTCGAAAAGTGATGCCGCGGACCAGTCGACGAACTCGGCAAGAAACTCCTGACGGAACACGCGCGGATCGTTATTCTGCCTTTCGCGCTCAAGCTCTTCCGGCGGTACGAACGGGTTGGATGACGTCGGCGCGTGGTGCTCAATAAAACCCAGCGACTTGTTGTTGCAGATGGCGTAGAAAAAGTTCTCCTCGTCCACGCCGTCGGGTGTCGAAAAGACGTAAGCCCGGCCTTTCGTTGTCAGCAGAGTTGGCTTAATCGACTTGGGCCATATCTCCTTCAGCATCTCCGGTGATTTGGTGAAAGCGGCCTCATCGATAAGGATGATTTCGTATTCACGGCCACGCCCTGCCAGTTTGTTGTCGTTGGTGACCCAGAAATCAATCTTGCCGCCGTTTTTCAGCAGCAGACGCTTTTCCTGTCGGCTAAAGCTCTTTTTCAGCGGCAACAGGATTTCTTCGAGCTTGTCGTAAATCTCCTGGTACTGACGGTATTCAGCAGTGAAGATGCCGACGCGGCCACCAAGCGAGATATCCATACCCGGGCGTTTAAACTGCGCGGTGGCATACGTTACCGCAGCGCTGGACAGCATGAAAGTTTTACCCCAGCGGCGACCACAGCGGACCGCGTGCAACTGGTCATTCCAGGAGTCAGACCAGACCTTTAACTGCCCGTCGTGCAGCGTAGGCAGGTAAATGTCAGCCATGGTTATCTTCCCGGTATTGGCAGTGCGTTATGCACGACGATCGCGTTATCCCGATCCCCGTCTTTCATCACGCCTATCTCAAGCTCAACTTTTTCAGTTGCCGCCTCGCGATACGCCGCCTCAATCTGCATCTTGACGATATTGCCCTTGGTGTATTCCAGGGACTCGATGCGGGCCGTGTTGCGGTGCATGGCTTTCTCGGCGGAAGATATGAGGATGTGTAAATCCTTTGCCTCTTGGGTGGTCATGCCCTCAGCCTCTTCCTTCCAGCGCCCGATACTCTCAGCCGCCGTCAGGTTCGCCGCGCGCAGCCAGAAAAGCTCATCGTCGAGCGTGAGCATCTGGGCGTCTTCGGTGATTGCGTCAGAGAGCAGCATCCGACGACCGTAGCCGCCGTGTTTGAGCGCGTGCTGATTGCCGGGCTGAAAGGGTTTTATTGGCGGCGCGTGGCGCGATCCGCGAATAGGTTTCGTTTGTGGAGAAATTTCAGTGCTGCCCGCGTCACGGGGATTCTTTTCACCCTTCCCGGTTTTACTGGCCTTGTATTTCCCCTTCTGCGAATTCGCACTTTTTTTCGCACTGCTTTTTTGCGAATTCGCACCGTAATTCGTAACTTTGATATAGCGCTTAGCAGTGGCGTAATTCAGTCCCTGCGCTTCACACCAGTCTTTGGGGGAAATACCGGATTTATAATGCTCGGCGAGGAACTGGTCTTGCAGTGCTCCCCAGTCCGGTTTTGCCATGTTGAATCACCTGCGATTGACATTATCGAAGCCCCTCGGTGAAGGGCTCCTGTAATGCCTATTCAGATTTTTCTACGGGCGTGATCCGCTTGCCACTCATTGCATGAGTGATATGAAAAATCTCAGGGTGAGTTGTTATTGATGCTGAAACTGAATCACGAACCCGCTTCAACGTCTCTTCAAAAACCACATGGAAAGTATTGTGAGACGGGGTGAGAGAAGAAACGCTTCTGCAAACCTCGGCAAAGATTTTGTTCAGGTCTCCCGCTGTAGGAACCTGGATCTCAATCATAAAGTAATTGCTTTTAAGCACGTGCTTGTTACTGTCGATTTCGGTTTCAAGAGGCTCATCTTCTTCATAAACCGGCGTACACACCATGCTGTCGATGGCACATGTGCGAATCGTTTTTACTTCCAGTTCATTGGGTTTGGTAAACAACTTAAGCAGGCTGGTTTCTTTATATTCCAGAACAGGAATATCACTTGAATATCCTTCAAGGATAAGTTTTTCCATCGGCTCTGAAAAAATGCTTGTGCTGAGGTTGCGGTAAAGTTTCACATGCCAGCATTTAATTAATTTCATATTGGTTACCTTTTAGGTGTGAGCCTGTCGCATGGCAAAGCCGCCAAGAGCGAACGACTCGCCCAGGCTCACTACTGAAAGTCTCTCTTCGGAATGCGCATGCGAAGCGCAATAAAAAGCCCCGCGATTGCGAGGCTGTGATGATTTGTTATCCCACCACCGGGCCGGATGTGCTCGTTGCTGTGGCGTCAGGCGCTGAATCGGCTTCTGCCTGGAGTTGTTTCAGCCTGACCTGCACCAGCGCCTCAACCTTATCGGCTTCGGCCTTTGCCGCCGCTGCGGCTTCCTGCGCTTTCGCTTCGGCGTGAGCTTTGAACCAGTCACGGATTTTGACCCAGCCACCAGCGATGAGCAGGAATGCACTGGTCGCAGCGGAGAAGTACAGCAGTAATGTTTCGAATAACGTCATTTCGTTTTCCCTTGCCTGAGTTGCTCGGCCTGCCTGATGGCGGCCAGTTGGTTGTTTGCTTTCTCTATCGCAGCCAGCAGAGGTTCTATCCAGAGAACAGCCTGGCAGTACGTCAATTGGCTGGAGGGAGTGGCGCTACTACCGGCTTTGTCAGTTCCGGCGGTAGCGGTGTGCATTGCCCCGGCACGTAGACTGTTCGTGTAGTTGAGCAGCCCGTCAGCAACGTAAGCAGGCACAGGGTAATCACACGTTTTTTCACGGCGGAGTATCTCGCGGTATTCGATGACGGTTGTTTCTGCTCTGGCGTCCACGGCAGCATTAGCATCCACCGTACCAGACGCGATCGCGCTGAATGCCTGACTTTCTGTTGCCTGCTGTTGAATGACTTTAGCCTGTAGCAGGACATTGGCATCAGCGGTATCAGCGCGGCTACTGTTACTCGCATAACGGAAACCAAAGAACAGGCCAAGCCCGGCCACCAGCAGGATCAGGAATACGATGATGCTGGCGCGCGCTTCGGCGCTCACTGGTCTATCCCCCAGCACGCAAGCGCGCTTTCCTGATCCCGACGTTCAATCTGCCCATAGCAGTTGTTGGAACGTACCCGGCAATCTTTGCCGCCGTCTTTAATCCACCAGCGAATAGCCTCACAAGCACCTTTACGGTCACCAGCATTGATGCGTTGGTAGAACGTTGATGGGAAGCATTTGCCAGGACCAATGTTATACGGGCAAAACGAAGCAATCCCGGCCTTCTGCGGTTCGGTCAGCTTCACATGAATGTTTTTATCCACCCACGCCAGCGCCGCATCGCGTTCTTTTGCATTGACCTGATCGCATTTTTCCTGCGTCAGTTTCATACCCTGGCGAACTGGCTTACCGTCCACCAGCGTGGCGCCACGGCAAATTGTCCAGATCCCGGAACCATCACGGTAAGCCGTCAGGCTATTACCCTCTTTCTCATTCAGGAACTGATCCAGAATGGTGGGGGCAGAAGCGCCAGCAAGAACAAGCCCCAACACAGCGGCGCTGAGTTTTGTTTTTGAGGCCATGGTTAATCATCCTGCGGTGGCGATACGAGTTTCCCGGCAGAAAGCGCTTTCTCATAGGCTTTCGTCCAGCGGCGTTTGAAATACAGATTGGTGAAGTACGTGGCGGCACCAATGATGATCCCGCTTATCAGCGCAATAAAATTCCAGTCCAGACCGTGAAACCAGTCATAGGCCCGCGCAAGGCCTGTACAAATCAAGCCGCCTGACGTGCAGTACGTGGCCGCCGAAAAGATTTTATCAGGCATGGTTTTGATCATCTCGTCACCTCCGATTAGTCGGGGTGCTGTGCGTAATAGGTTCAGGCCCTCGGACTGCAATTAACAACGAGACGATGAGGGTTGATTGTCCGGGGCCTGAAAATAGAAAAGCCCGCTGCATGGCGGGCAATATGGGTCGAGCAAAACCGGCGATTATGCCGAAGGTACCCGCTGGTTGGGTTTGGTTCGCCCGGCTGGATTCGAACCAGCGATCATCCAATTATGAGTTGGGTGCTTTACCACTTAGCTACAGGCAAATAAAAAGCCCCGCGGGATGCGAGGCTTTATGTTCTTTGCCGCCATCTACAATTAAGGCAGCATACCAAAGTAGACTCAAATATGGCTTATTTAATTGACTTTTGCAATACCCTGCTGCGAAAAAGCTGATTTTTGTTGAGAACGTGATCGGACTATCGAAATCAAAGAGTGCCTGTCGAGAGACAGAAATACACCGCGCATGGCGCGCCAGTAGTCGCGATAGTTGTGTGTCCAGTTGTCAGGAGCGACGCCAACAAATCCCGCCAGTTCTTCATTCAGGTAGGTTTCTCTCCCTGAAAGTTGCTCTTTGACGTCCTGCGCCGCCAGCCAGATAAGCGCCTTAAGCTTCTCTTTTGTCTTCCCGGCTATGCGCCTGCCTTTAATCGTCTCGCTGAATAGCTGCCAGCCATGCTGAACGATTACGGTTTGCAGGCTGAAATCTGTGTCATGCAGATAGTTCCATTTCACCCAGGCACTTTCGGCGTCTTCCAGCTTCGCTATAGCACGGCGCCAGCTTGCGGTTGAAAACTCCACCGGAATTACCTGGGGGATAGATGTGCCTTTCGCGTGCGACTGCTTGCCCGGTACCGGTGGATTACGCAGCATGATTTTCTTTCCCGTCACCTCATCAACAATGAACTGTCGTTTTCGCGGATACCGTTCGTGGGTGAACTGGAGTTGTTCCACCAGCGCGACTAATTGCCCCTTCGTGCGACCGCTAAAGTCAGCAGTGGCCAGCGCGATTTCTTCCCGGACGTATTGCAGGTATTGTTCGTTCATGCGGCGGCCTCTGATGGTTGTTTTTGCTGAGTGGTTTTAACTGGCTTGCTGTGGCGCTTTACGGCGGGCAGCTTCGCCCGCGCTACGCTTTCGGCCTGGTACTGGATGTATTCAGGTTTCAAGATGGCCTCCGGTTCCAGGATCGGATTGCATCACGCTTTGTCTGGTAGGTGTCAGTGATAGGCTTAATCAGGCATTCGTTGTTGGCGCATCCGGCATAAACGCCTTCACCATCAGAAACCAGCTCCGCTCCCCCACCACAAAACGGGCAGCTCAATAGCGTTGCCCAATGCGGCAATTTGAGGTCGTAAATCATGCGGCCTCCTGCTTTTTCAGGTCGCGGAGTTTCGCCCTGGATTGTGCGCGTATCGCATCCAGTTCTTCCCTGGTGTAACGGTGTGATTCGTTGTTGCACTCCAGCTTTTGCACGCCTTCTTCGCCTATTTCTTCTACCAGGGCAGCGCGGTATGCCTCGATGTTCCCTGATTTATGGACGTTACATGATGGGCACTGGAGCCAAACGTTATTGTCGTCGAAGCGGAGTTGCGAGGCTGTTGCTGTTGTCCGGTAGTGTCCGGCGTGCCAGACTGGAGCGGTTTTCGTTCCACAAGACATACAGCCATAGCCGAGCGACAAGAGATATTCTCGGCGCCAGTCGTTGTAGGCGCGCTGCGTCATGTTGACCCAATGGCTGAGTGGTTTTACTGCGGACTTACGCTCACGCCATTCAGCACGCTCCTTTTTGATATTCGCTTTGCGCTGTCTCTCTTTTTTCTTTTCAAGCTCATGAAGCGCATATCCCGCCCCATGTTCCGGGCAGCACCAGCGGATATTGTCGTAAGCAGGAATAAACCAGGCTGAGCATACTCTGCATTTTCGACGGGGTGGCTTACGCATGATGCCTCCTCGCTGCCAGACGCAGCCATTTCTGATCGACAAGGCGAGCTGTGTAACCTTTAAGGGTGGGTATTTCGGAAGGTAAAAGTGCCGCCTTGCGTTTCAGGCGCGCAGGAATGCGGAAGATAGATCGCTCAATGATTTTTGCGAGTGGGCTATGCATGGGATTCTCCCCAGCGTTTGGCCCATTCGATTTCGAGGCGGGACTTTTCGCTAAACTTCACGCCCTGCTGCGTGCCGAACCAGTAGATAGCCTCGATGACTTCCACCATCTCGCGGACGGTCATCTTGCTGGTACGCTGACCAAACATCACAACGCCACCATCAAGGCCGGGAGCCATGCGTTGCTCTTGTTTTTTGGTCTTCGCCACCAGCGCGGTGATGAGGTCTTTCCAGTCGTCTGAGTCGTACCGGTTGCCGTACCAGATAACCTGATCTGACAGGTCTTTCAGTAGGGGCCACATTTTCCTGTTTTGCCCCAGCGTGCGTGATGGCTCTTTAATGTCCAGCACCAAGGGGCGCTTATAGTCAACAGGGAGGCTGCGAATGTAGTTTATGGCGCTTTGTTTAACGCTTTCGCTTACAAGGTGGAATTGCTGGCTCACGCTTCACCTCCGCAGAGGTTAAACGCAAAATGCAGAAAACCCTCAACATCTGATGACGTTGACGGCAGGAAGGTATTCTCAAATTGTTCGCGCATCAAAGTCCCCTAAAATGCGCGCAGATAGTTAACGGTTTCTCAGGCCGTTATGGATATTATGGACGGACCGTGACGGGAAATCAACGAAGCGAGAAGCATAAAAAAAGCCCCTGTGAGAGGGGCTTGAATTGGGGATTATTGTTTCTGGTGTCCGGCCATTTGTCGCTGCATCTCTGCCAGCTTATCGGCATGCTCCAGCGCAATCTGTTTCCATTCCCGCGCTTCTGCCATCCACCAGGCTACATCGTCACGGAGTCGGCGCATACGGCGCTGTTTGAGTTTGCTAGGCATCGCGTTTATCTCTGCTGAGCATCTTGATTCCGTATTTTCCGACGCGAAGCTCTTTAATGTAGCCATTGCGTACGGAAAACGGGGCGGGAAATTTATCACGATTTATGACAGACATTCCGTAACCGAAAATACGGATCCAGAAACCGCCATTGTAGAATGCATGCTGAATCACCTCACACCCCCTTCGCCGTTTTGATGATTGCTGCCAGGCACTTCTTGCACGGAACCTGCAAAGAACCTTGCTCGATACTGAGTAGCGCGTGCTGTGCATCCTGGAACAGCCATTCGCCGTAACCGGGTTTGTGGCCGCACCACAACTGAATCTCGCAGCGTGGTAGCTTTACGCCGTCCTTCCAGTCGTATTTGATGATATGTCGGATGTGGCTCATGGCTTCACCTTCGGCGCTGCGGCTTCCGCTCTGTTATAAGACTCATCAGATACAAAAGATAATTCACCGTAACCACTCAGGCTGTATCCGATAAGTTGCATAAGCTGCATGCGGTCATCTGGAGTAAAGTCTTCCAAAGCCATCTCATTTAGCCCGTAACCATGCTCCCTTGAGTAATCCAGCATTTTTCTGACAATGGCGTTTTCTTTAAATCGCAGAGTTCCCATAGCATCGAATTCCAGGGGCTGCATAGGCATCCGCTCGCTTACCGGAATCCAGCCATCAGGTGCTTTTGGCGCTGCGGCGAGCATTGCTTTATACAACTCTGTGCTCGATACAATTGGCTCACCTGAATAAAGCGCATTCCTGTACGCTTCTATCATTTCCGGCGTCGGCTCAACCGGGACCAGCACATACCCGGCAGGCACCGTTACAGGTTGCGCTGAATTACCGGACTGGAGGGCGGCACCAAGACGCCTGTTAAGCTCCAGTGCCACCATAGCGATGGTCGATGCGGTGATTGAATGCATGCGCGGATTACTTGCTATGACTTCCAGCCACACGACATCGTTGAATCTGTCAAAGTCGAAATCATCCGGCAACAACGTTTCGTCTTTCATGATTTACCCCCGTTGAGCATGGCGGCGCGGCAGGCGTTAACCAGCGTCAATAGGTCACGACGGTTTACCTTGCACGAATGTTCATCCATGTGATGCCACTCCGTAATGTGGTTAGCTTCATGTTCAAGCCGAGAGAGCACCTCATCCGGCACCGCAGGGACTGGCGCTTGAGACTCAGTTTTCCATCCGTGATGCCACATGAACGCGCAGTAAGCCGCAACGTCACGAGGGTCACCTTTGCCAATGTGCTGATGAAAGTGTTGCAGGCATTGTTCCGACCAATCGCCACGCTTCCAGTTATCTGAGTAGCCATATTTCAGTTGTGCTTTATACAGCTTCTCTGCGAGCGCAGCGCTGAAATCGGCAACCAATTTTTTCGTATCTGGATGCAGGTCAGCGGGCATTGCCACCGCAGGGACTGGCGCGGGGTGGGTGTAGCAAGGAATGGTATAACCGACTTCCGGCATGGCTCGATTAACTATATTCGCGTAACCCTTAGATTCGTTTTCCCCTTGACGAAGATATCCCACCGGCTCTTGCTCATGCGCCGCCAGCGCTAAGCGGAATACTTCGAGTAACTCCTCATCGTTATGAGGGCTGTCACTACCACCATTTTTTAACGATATTTCTAACAGTTCAATTTCAGCTCTGATTCTTTCTTCCAGGCGCTCTCTGCTCGGTAATTGTGCTGTCATGGCCTAATCCTCACCTTGATCGAAAAGAATCCGCGAATAGCCAGCATCAGTGGAAACCTCAAGCCATCCATCACAACGTTCGCCTGTTCTGAGGTTTATTACGCGGGTATGCTGGTACTGCGATCCCCTAATATCGTCTAGGTCATCTTCACTGAAAAACATTGGCTTCCCACAGTGTGGGCAATAGCAACCGTAATCACCATCAGCACGCCCTATGTGCGTTACGGTCAAAATCTCATTAGTAGCCATCTTTCACTCCCCCACGCCTAAAGTGATGCCAGCGGCGGCGCAGGCTTCAATGAACGCCAGGTAGCATTCATCGATCGCCTTGTTCCAAATGCCGTCAGTGACAAATCCTGAGTTGTTGTGTTTGGTAGGCAACTTAACGGTGAGTGTGCGGGCCTCTAGTTCAGCGATGCGCTTAACCATGGACTCTGCGTACTGTTCTTGATTGCCTTCGCCCGCGAGTGCCTTTTCAGTTGTCCAGCCAATAGCCGCTCCCAGTTGGTCATATTGCGCAAGCAACATACTCACACCTTCCTCAAGACTGCTAATGTGCTCGCGCTGCTCCGCAATCAGCGCCTTATCAGCGTCACGATCTGCCAGCAGGGAGAGGATAAAATCAGGCGTACATAATTCCGCAAGTCGCGCGTAATTCTCGTTTTCTGCTGAATACTCAGGAAAACAAATATCGCGAAGAACGGTAAACACAATGCCGCCCTTATTTCTCAGGCACATTTTTCCGTGATATACGACAAGTGATAATGGCTCTTGCTTATCGCACGATTCAGCCGCCGCTCTGAGTGCCTGAATCTGTTCGCTGTTAATGGTCATTTCTGAGCTCCTGCTTATATCTACGAACTGAAAGAACCGGACATTTCTCAACGCCATTTTCTTTTACCCATTTCAGTAGCGGAAAACGATATGCATCAAATTGAAGACCTGCAGAGTTATCATCCTGAAATTCTTTCTTCCCAACCATCCACACAGTTTCGAATCGGCGTTCAATGCGTACTGCTGCTCTCCATCCAAACTCTGATCCAGCTTTGATAGCTGCATTTTTTGTTGAAAAAGTTGGTGCTGCTGACGCTATTTCATCAACTTGAATGCTCAGGAGGTGATTATCGCGATAGCTAATTCTGTCCCTCATGACTGCGCTCCTTTGCTCTCGTCTGCGCCGGATTTCGCTAATCTCTTTACTTCACGAACCAGAGACCTCACTCGCCTTTCTTCGTGAAAAAGTCTGCGATATAAGTCCTTCCGCATGTCGTCGTACTTGATCAGCTTTTCGTAATCCCAGTAGGGGTAAACGCATCCGGTATAGGAATCACGTAGCGCCTGAAAATCCTCTGCCGTAATTGCCATGCCACCGAAAAATACGTAGCAGTTTTTTAGGGATGCTAAGTCATTGGCGGTTACGCTTATATGGTCAGGTAGGCATCCTGACCACCAGTGGTCTTTAACTTTTCTTTGGCTTCCATCCCGCATATTTAGTGTCATCTCACTACCGGCAAATGCCTTGAAATATCCACCTGCTGGCGAATACAGCAGCGGTCGTTTAAATGGACCATCGATGCCGATTAAATCTCTTCCAATCTCTTCGTAGATAAAATTGAGTGGTCGGTTTAACACCAAAGCTTCATCGTTGTTAATCTGAACCACTGCAATAACTTTCAGTTCGTCGCTCACGATTGCACCTCCCCTTTGCTCTCGCGAAGCTGGCGGGCGAATGATTCCGCCATGTCTGACACTTTCGCGTAAATCAAAACCTGCCTGTCGAAATAACCTCCAGACTGTAATTTTTTATGCTCAGCCGACATTTCCGCTGCGAACATCGCCACCCCTTCCGCTCTCAGCGCTGCGATTGCGGCGTCGGTAGTGGGGGTTGGCGGAATGCATTGGATTGCTGGCTGTAAGCGACGCTGATAAACATCTATCAGATTCTCAATACCAGACTGCATTACTGCTTCATGGAATCCTTCGGCAATGGCTGCGTTAAAGCATCCAGATTGTTCATGCATCGGCGCCAATATATTTGCATTCTCAGCCACCAATGCGTCGCGCTGCTCAGTCACTGCTACCAGCTCGCGCAGGCAGGCAAGCTCAAAATCACCACGCAGCGACACAATGCCTGTGGAAGTCAGTTCATTGATGCGCTGCTTTACGCTTTCCATCGTTACCTGTTTCATCAGAAGCCACCTCGTTTATTCGGTTTTTCTTCGCGTTCCTGGGTGCGGCGGCGCGCCGTCTCCTGGTCGCAGTCGTAGATTGAACCGTTGCGTTGTTCGCAGTGAATAACGCCGCTTTGCCCGTGCCGGTTAAGGCGTAACAGCAACTCCGTTTCGCTCTGGTTAGCGGTTTCGTCATAGGCGCCGCCGCGGTAAATACCGATCCAGTAATCGCAGTCCTGTTCGATTTGTCCTGTGTCGCGGGAGTCGCTCGGCAGCGGGCGTTTGTTGGTGCGTTTTTCCAGATCGCGGTTTAACTGCGTCAACAGGACAACGACGCAATCCAACTCTTTAGCCAGGTTCTTAAGCCCCTTGGTGATCAGCCCGTAGGCCAGGTCGTTACGATCGGCTTTTTCAGCGGTCATAAGCGTCAGGTAATCGACCAGTACCATTCCGACGCGGCCCTTTTCGCGCTTAATGCGCCGGGCTTCTGACTGGATGTGCTGGAACGAGATGCCAGGCGTGTCATCGATAAAGAAATTTCCGCTTTCAGCCATCTGCAATGCCCGGGCGTTGGCGTGGGAAAACTCGGACTCATCGTCGGCGCCACGGTAGAAAATGTCGGTGTTAACGCCTGACAACTGCCCTACCATGCGTTCGAAGATTTGCTTGTCCGGCATTTCCAGACTGAACATGACGGCCGGCAGGTTTTCATGCAGCGCGCAGTTGATGGCCAGTTGGCTGTAAAACGTGGTTTTCCCCATCTTCGGGCGAGCACCAATAACCAGCAGGGATCCGCGTACAAGCCCTTTTGGCTGCAACAGTGCATCAAGTGAGGGGATCCCGGTAGAAAGCCCACGGGATCGGCTGTTAGGGTCAAAGCGCCCCTCCAGTTCGTCCAGCCAGTCTTCCATGACGTCCATCAGAGGGCGGGCGCCGCGACGTGAACCGTTGCGGGCATGGTCTGTCAGTTGCGAAGATATCGCCTGGATAGCTTCGTATTTCTGCGCAGCCGTCATGCCGTTGCGGGAATACAGCATTTCCACTGCCTCCGAGAGACGCTGTATAGCGAAACGTTCCATAGCGGCTTCACGCACAGACATGGCGTAGGCGACGATGTTGGCGGCGCTGGGCGTGTTTTTGGATATTTCAGCCAGGTACGCAAAGCCGCCGACCTGCTCTGTAATTCCTTTGCTCTCCAGTGCGTCGAACAGTGTCAGACCGTCTACCGGTTTGTTGTCCCGGTACATCTGGCGCATTTCGGCAAACAGCACCTGGTGGGCGCGGATGTAAAATGACTCTGGTTTCAGGATGGACAGGACTTTTTGGGTTCTTTCGCTGTTGTCGTCGTCCAGCAGCAGGCCACCGATAACACTTTGCTCAGCTTCCAGGTTGTGCGGTATGGTCAGGATCTCTGCGCTCACAATGACCCCTCCCGAGTTTTGATCAGCGTGTCAGAACGCAACAGGTAATCGAAGCTTGCGCGCCAACCCGAGTCGTTTTCACCGAAATAAAACGGCTTTGCAGCACGGGAAAAAGCTGAAAAATAGTTTTCTACAGCTTCAACTGTGGGCTCTTTAAGTTCGGACATCAGACGCTTGATACCGCGACGGCGTTTTTCGTTAAGGGATTCTGCCTTCGGAAGTCGGTCTCCCAGGGTGGTGTTGTATGCAGCCATCACAGCCTGGTAGTCGATACCCGTTTTTTTCTGTGAGACCTGTTTTTCTTCCAGCCCGCCACATTCCCCCTTGGGGGATTTAGGGGGATCTTTTCTTTCTTTCTTTTGAATAGTTTCTTTTGTGTTTAGCTGAATTGGCTTATGGGTATTAGCTGAGTTAGCTAATGTTTCTTTAGCTGTTTTGGCTAATGATTTGCCATATTGGCTAATGCTGAAATTCCAGTCAGAAATGCACTTGTTCACACCAATTGACAGGCCACTTCTGATGATGATGTTCATAGAAATCATCTCGTTTTTAGCCTTGCAAACATGCGTGTGATGAATTCCGGTCATCGCTTCAATCTGGGTATTAGTGATGCGGTCAAACTTTTTTCCGAACCCGTAGGTTTTTCGAATGATCGCCAGAACGACTTTAAGCTGGCGCGCCGTTAAATCGGCAGCCATAACCGCTTCCAGCAGCTCGTTAGCGATGCGGGTATACCCATCATCAATATCTGCCACCTGACGCTCCACGACCGATACAGACGGTCTGAATGGTATTACTTTTGCGAGGTTATCCACGGTCACTCTCCTTGCGTTTCAGTTCTTCGAGGATGGCGCGCATCTTCTCGGCCACCTCCGGATTAACCGAACGGATGAATCGCTCACGAGTGACGTTTTTATGGTTTTGAGCCTGGTAAAAACGATTGGCTTTAGGCATAATTACTCCTGTGAATTGATCCAGTTAATTCGCATCGAAGGCCGGTACTGTTCGCGCAGTCCGGCTTTCACCTTTCAGAACAGACATTCAAGCCTCCATGTCACCTTTCCCGGCTTCCCGGTTCGCCAGCAGAATGGCCAGCAGCAGAGACATGTTCGGCACCAGGTTTTCCCGCCAGCGGCTTACCGTTGACTTGTTCACTCCGGCCAGCTTTGCCAGTGACGTAATGCCCAGTTCAACCATCTGGCCGTTGAGCCAGCTCTCTATCCTCCGGGCCTCCAATTTGTTGCGTGTCGTTAAGGTGTCCATTTGTGATACTTCCTCTTGGTGTTGGGCCGCCGGTCAGGCGGCAGTTGATTTGCTCTGGTCATCTCCGAAAAGAAGCCATTCCGGCTTGCACTTAAGCGCGCGAGCCAGCTCAACCAGGTAGCGTGGGCGCTTCGTAGAGCCAGATTCGATAGCCTGAATAGACTGCTGCCGCATACCGGCAAGCTTTGCCAGTTGGTCTTGTGACAGATTCATCTCTTCGCGTTTTTTCTTGAGGCGTTGAGAAATTGTTTCCATATGCCCTCCACAGTTTTATCTGTATTCAACAACAGTTATTTCTGTTTGTCAAATACAGTTTTAACTGTGACTATCAGGGAGGATTAAAAGGGGAGTGCTATGAGCCTTGCAGATCGCGTAAAGCAAAAAAGAATTGAGATGGGGCTTACCCAAACAGAAGCCGCTGAAAAAGCTGGTATACGCCAACAATCATGGCAAAGTATTGAAGACGGTAAGACGCTGAAACCACGAAACATTGTAGGCATTGGCAAGGCGTTAAATTGTGATCCATCATGGTTGATGAATGGCGGCGCGTTCATGTCGACGAGTGAGGTAAATTCCCGACGTGTACCACTTATCAGCTATGTTCAGGCTGGCGCCCTGGCGGAGAAAAAACCTATCGAAGCATTTGACGGTGATTTCGAATACATACTTACGGACCTGGACCTTTCGGAGCACAGCTTCGCATTGCGAATTGAAGGCGACTCAATGGAGCCTGACTTCAAGGCCGGAGATGTGATTATTATTGATCCGGAACTGGAACCAGCGCCAGGTGAATTTGTGGTTGCCAAAAATGGTGGGCAAGAAGCTACATTCAAAAAATACAGGCCCACATATACCGATATGAAAGGCATTCAGCATTTCGAGTTGGTTCCCTTAAACGATGATTACCCGGTAATAAACTGTGATACGCAGCCCGTGCAGATAATTGGCGTCATGATAGAGCACAGAATTTATCGTCGAAAACGCTAACCGTTTTCATCCCCCACCACAAGCCGACGCAAGTCGGTTTTTTTACGCCCATCAAAAATAAATTCCTCAATTTTACAGATAGATATGTATTAAAACGGAAATAATACAGTTTTGTCTGTTGACGAGAATACAGTTTTATCTGTAAACTTAACTCATCCAAACAGCGGGCTTCGCGGCGGTGAATTGCAGTCCACCGAGACAACCAGAAGACAAGCGCCTGGCGCCGCCAGCGAGGCCCACCATCAGCGCAGATAGTTTTAACTCCGCCAGCCGGGCGACAACGGCAGAGGATGAGATGGAAATTACGCATAACAACCATCAGTACAAAGTTACCCCGATGGCCAATGGCACCCTCTGGCGCCTGACGCTGGTTGGCAGCCCGCGCGAAAGCGTTGTCCTGAACCGTGACCAGATGGTCATAGCTGGCCTGGGCCATGTTATCGAGAAAAGCATTGTGGACCTCAACAAAGTCCGCGCTGCTCAAAACAAAATCGTCATCGCCCGTTTTCTCGGTGATGAGCTGATGTGGACCAAAGCGGTTGAAGAATACCGCCAGGCAACAGGAGCGCAGCCATGAACACGTTATTTGCCCTGGTACTGACTGTCGGCCTGACCAACGGTGACTTTCAGGATGTTGTAGTCGGTGTTTACGACAACCTGCAGCAATGCGAAGCCGCCGCAGTTGAACAGCAAGTAGCTGGCGAGTGTTTCCCGGTTGAGCGCATTGTCCGGGCTGATGAAAAACCTGCCGGGTATCCGGCCTCATTTTAGGGTGATGGAAATGTGTAATTGCATCGAAACCGCAGCAGAAAAATTGAAACAACACCTGCTTGTTAAGGTACCTGACGGTGCCGAAGTAAGCGAAAGCATGCTTGATACCGGCTGGGAAAACACTGTGTATTCTCTTGGTGATAGCAAAATGCATGTGATGCTGAAATACCGCCTCGCTTACCGCGCCAAAAAGAAAAACGGCGAAATGGCTAAAAACAAGAACCGTCTCGAAGCCAGTCTGAAAATGACTTTTTGCCCACTCTGCGGTGAAAAGCTCGAATAAGCCCTGACGGGCAAAACCAAATTAATCGACACAGGCAGCCGCCATGGTGCCGGGATTCTCTCAGCCTTATGGAGTGTTAATTATGAATCCATTACCGCGTATTTCCTCTGAACGACTGGCAGCACTTCCTGTCGGTTCTCGTCTCAAACTCGGTTCGCAGATCGTAAAGCTTACTGGTCGCGGCCCGTTCACTTACAGCGATGGTCGCACGGAAGACATTATCGAGTACGTCGATTCGCGCGGCGTGGCCGGAAGTCATGCAGAAAGCATTTTCCTGGCTTCGGCTACGGAACATCTCAACTCAGTGATGTGCGACAAGTGCGGCCAGCTTCGTCATCCGGATGACTGCGACGTCCGCACCATTCATACCGCCATGGCAAGCCGTACAGGTCATTTCTGCCACGACAAAGGCTGTGCTGAGCGTTTTTTCCTGTTGCACCCGGCACAGGCAACACGAACGAGGAAACGCAGATGGTAAAGCGTCTCGAAGGAATGATGCTGATCGCCATGCTTTGTCTGGCGTACAGACTGCAACCCGAAGACCTGGAGCGAGTCGCTAACCAGCTCGCTGAATTTGACGCAGTAAACGACGCAATTACAGGAGAGTTCAACAATGTTGCGTGTAATTGATACCGAAACAACCAGCTTTGAGGGCGGCGTGGTGGAGATTGCCAGCGTGGATATCGTCAAAGGCGTTATCTGCAACCCGATGAGCGATCTGGTTCGCCCTGCTGAGCCTATCGGCTTCTCGGCGATGGCTATTCACCACATCACCGAGGATATGGTTTCCGATGCTCCGCTTATCTCTGATGTGATCGGGAAGTACCTGGGCGCTGATGCCTATGTGGCCCACAACGCGGCATTTGACAAAGGCAAGCTGCCACAGGTCACTGCCCCCTGGATTTGCACGTTAAAGCTGGCGCGCAAGCTGTATCCGGAATTTGAGTCGCACGGCAACCAGTACCTGCGCTATCGCCTCGGCCTGAAACCGGAAGTGCCGGAAGGTCTGTATGCGCACCGCGCGCTGTATGACTGCTATGTCACGGCTGAACTGCTGATGTACATGGGACGGGAAGCGCAATGGAGTATCGGAGAAATGCGGGAAATCTCTAACTCACCATCCCTGCTGCACATGATGCGCTTCGGTAAATACAAGGGGAAAACCTTCGAAGAAGTGGCGCGCATTGATAAAGGGTATCTGCGCTGGATGAGCGGGACAGAGCTTGATGAAGACATGCGCTTCACGGTCGATCACTGGCTGATTGAGGGGTGATGTATGGCGATGATGACTCTGATCCTTGCTGATTCCGGTTTCGGTAAGACATACAGCCTGCGCAACGTAAACCCGGAAAACGCCATTCTTGCCCGCTGCATTCGTAAGGCACTGCCATTTAAAAACAATGGCGGCTGGAAATTGCATGGGAAAAGACTGCCGGATAACTCTATCCAGCGTGGGAACGTCATTGATATTCGCGACGGCCGTCACCTGTTTAACGTTATTCAAAACATGGCAAACAGCGGACGTCGGATGCTCATCATCGACGATTTTCAGGCGGTCATGCAGCACGAAAACATGAACCGGGCATATGAGACCGGATACACCAAATTTACTGAAATGGCCGAGCATGCCTGGCGAATCATTGAGGCCGCCACCCAGTTGCCTGACGACTTCCGTGTTTATTTCCTCGCTCATACCGAAGACAGCGAAGGGAAAGTGCGCATGAAAACCGTCGGCAAGATGCTGAACGAAAAACTTACCCCGGAAGGTTACTTCCCGATTGTGCTTCGAATTATCAAGCGCGATGGCCGTCATCTGTTCCTGTTGAAGGGAGATGACAACGACACCGTTAAATGCCCGCCAGATCTGATCGGTAATGGCATTACGGAAATGGATAACGACCTGGCGAAATTTGATGCCGCCATAACCGAATTCTCTGACTTATAACGAGGCAAAAAAATGATGAATCAACCTGTAGCTTTTTCATGGAATAAGCAGGCTTCCGAAGCCGCTCTTAAAGCTGGCGCAACTGCCGGTATTACAGATACCGGTGCCTATGAAGGCGACATTCTCTCTGCCGTTTATGAGTTTGGTAAAGACGGCTCGCAGTCACAGGCTCTTGTTTTATCCATCGATGTTAACGGACAAAAAGCCAATTTTTTACGCATCAACTTTCTTGGCCGTGATGGCAGCCAGACATTTGGCATGGGGCTGATTTCTGCCCTTCTGTGGGCTGCTCAGGTAAAGGATGCGCAACCGCAACAACGGCAGGGCCAGAACGGTACTGAATGGTTTCTTCCCGCACTGGAAGGCAAGCGCGCTGGCTTTTTCCTGCAAAAAGTTCTCACCACCAAACAGGACGGCAGCGACAGCTACAAATTTGAGGTCCGGCATATTTTCCAGCCTGGATCGCGCCTGACTTACAAAGAGTACTTCGAAAAAACGCCAGCAGAAACGATCGCCACGCTGGAGCGCACTGTAAAAGACAAGGATGACCGCAAGCCACATGACCAGTCTCGCGGCGGATGGGGTGCTCCTAATACGCAAAATTCAGGTGGCTGGGGCGCGCCTCAGAATGACCCTAACGCCGTCCCTGATTCGCGCCTGCAACAGGCAATGCGCCAGCAAAACCAGACACCGGAATTTGACGATGACATTCCGTTCTGATGAGCCATGGACTCAGCAGGAACTGGCGCTGCTCGAATTACTGTCGAATGAAAGCGTAGCCGAAATGACTGGCCGATCACTCGAAGACATTCAGCAGCGCCGCCTGGAAGAAAACCACCGTCGCAATAACTGGCCTGAGTTTGACCCGGAGCGTACCAATGACTGATTTCAACGGCAGCAACACCCCGCCAGAGCAGCGCGATAGCTGGCGCACGCCGCCAGCATTGTTTGCGGCACTGAACGCGGAATTCATCTTCCAGATGGACGCCGCGGCCACCGAAGAAAACCGCCTGTGCCGCCTGTTTATTTCGGAAGAAGAAAACACCCTTACCACCTCGTGGCCTCAGGCCATGGGGTACGCAGAGGGCTATGTATGGCTGAACCCGCCGTACAGCGACATAGGCCCGTTTGTCGACAAGGTGGCGCACGAAAACAAATGGAGCCGGATCGGCTGCGTGATGTTGCTCCCGGCGGACACCTCCGTAGGTTGGTTCAGCCAGGCAATCGAGACGGCCAGCGAAGTGCGGTTCATCACTGGCGGTCGGCTTTCTTTTGTTCAGCCCTCGACTGGCAAGAAAAAAGACGGAAACAACAAAGGATCAATGCTGATTATCTGGCATCCGTGGCCGCGCACTCACTGCCGTTTTACCACAGTGAACCGCGATGAGTTGCTGGAGTTCGGCGAGAAGCTTTTGGCTAAGCGGGAGGTCGCATGACGCCAGCAGAGCAGGAAAACGCGATACGCGCACAGGCTAAACGCTGCACTGAGGAACTAAAGGCAGCATTGAAGCAAAAGCCGAAACCTAAGTGGAACGATGTATGCCCTCCGATCCTCCGTAAGCACTACGAGAAGGTGAAGCCATTCGGCATAAGTCTGGTGAAGTTTAACAGTGTCATTGGCCGGCTTAATGGTCGGTATGGAGTGGAATCGTGAAAGAACGCGGAATGATTTTTAACGCTGAGATGGTTCGCGCCATTCTCGACGGACGGAAAACGCAGACGCGGCGGATCGTAAAATCCGACTGTATGGATATTGGTGAAAAAGATGATGGCACGCTTTGGCCGTGGCGAGAACACGATAACGGCGGCGACTACTGGTATCCGTGCCCGTTCGGTGAAGTCGGCGATCGCATCTGGGTGCGCGAGACGTTTGGTGATTGCGGTGAGCGCCTTGTCTATCGCGCTGACACTGATGATGGTGCTCAGTGCAAGGTTAAGCGCTGGACACCATCTATTCACATGCCGCGCTGGGCCAGCCGCATCACGCTGGAGATTACTGGCGTGCGGGTGGAGCGGTTGCAGAACATCAGCGATGAAGACGTGGATGCTGAGGGTTTTGCTGGCGATTATCCAACATCTGCTCTTCCTGCGCTGTTCCCTGGCGAGCCAAGTGACTGGTCCCATTTATCAATGCAGGACTGTTACGGCGTGTTATGGAAATCCATCTACGGCGAAGAGAGTTGGCAGGCTAACCCATGGGTGTGGGTAATTACGTTCCAGCGTGTTGAAGGCGGTGCAGCATGAACAGAGCATCACCTGTTGAATTGAGAAAGTCCCTTGAGATGGCAAATAGCCTGGCGCAAATAGGGATTCGTTTTGTTCCTATTCCCGTGGCGACGGAAGAGGAATTTCAGGCTTTGGTAGCCCGGGTGCACAACAAACTGAACCAGCTTGTTATTGAAGCGGAGAAGAATGAAGGCGGTGCGGCATGATCAGAGTGCATAACACTAATTGCTTCGACATTTTCCCGACATTAGCGGACGGATCGGTTGACATGGTGTGCGCGGATATTCCCTACGGTACCACGCAATGCCGCTGGGACTCTGTTCTCGACCTGCAGGTGATGTGGTGTGAACTGTACCGCATCGCCAAACCGTCGGCGGCCATTGTGCTATTTTCCGCACAGCCGTTTACCAGCGTGCTGGTCAGCAGCAACCTACGGCACTGGCGTAGCGAGTGGATTTGGGAGAAAGGAAACGCTACTGGTTTCCTGAATGCCAAAAAGCAGCCACTGCGCGCCCACGAAAACATCCAGGTGTTTTACCGCCGCCAGCCGACCTATAACCCACAGTTTACGCACGGCCATCCAAGGCGCACGTCTAAGCGCAAGACGGTTAATTCGGAGTGTTACGGCAAGGCATTATCCCTGACTGAGTACGACTCAACCAGCCGGTACCCGAGAGACGTTCAGTTTTTCTCGAGCGACAAGCAGACCGGGAATTTTCACCCAACACAAAAGCCATTGGCGCTGTTGAAGTACATCATCGAAACCTACAGCAACGCCGGAGACGTCGTGCTTGATTTCACGATGGGAAGCGGTACCGCGGGAGTGGCCTGCCAGGAAACGGGGCGATCATTTATTGGTATTGAGAAAGAAGCGCCAATTTTTCTAACCGCCTGTCAGCGCTTGGGGATTAAACAGGAGCATGCAGCATGAGACCAGACACTATCGACGCCGCCTGCGAGCTTGAAGAGCTCCAGCGACAAGCCGCTATTCAGGCCCACCGTATCGACCGCAACGCGGTATCAGCGACTCACTGTGACGAATGCGGTGATGCGATTGAAGAGGCGCGGCGCCGGGCTGTTCCCGGCTGCCGGATGTGTGCGGACTGCCAGGCTGACGCAGAAAAGCGCGGCAAACACAGGGGGATGAAATCGTGATTGGAACACTCAAACCAGTACCGAAAGAAAGCTGGCCCATCAAGATGTATGACCCTAAACGTAGCCAGGTATGGGTTAACGCCTACTTTCTTGTGCAGGAATTTAAGGAAGCGGACGGCGTGATCAGACTGTCGATTAATACCACCAGCATGGGTGCCAGTGGCCGCTGGGAAGACGGCATCACGTGGGATGCGTTGCAAGAAATTAAAAACGCAGTCGGCTATCAGGACCGGGATGCTGTAGAGATTTTCCCGGCGCAAAAAGACCTGATTAACGTAGCAAACATGCGTCACCTGTGGATTGTTCCCGAATCTATCCCATTCGCATGGCGAAGAGACGGCCATTAAGACAACCGGCCCCGGTTGGGGCCATAGGAGAGCATCTATGGAAGAAGAGGTTTTCACCAGAGATGAGGCTGCCGCTTTCCTGAAACTGGATAAAGGCACGGTCGCGCAGTGGATTAAGTCTGGCCGCCTGGCTGCTACCAGAAAGAATCCTCACAAGAAAAAAAGCCCTTACCTGATCTGCAAAACAGACTGTATTGCAGCAGTAAAGAACCCGATCCACAATCAGCCGGTGAATGCGGTTGATGTGCAGGAGGATAAAGCATGTCAATCAAACAGCGTGGCGAAACATGGCATTGCGATTTCGTCGCGCCAAACGGAAAGCGAATTAGACAGTCTCTTGAAACAACGGACAAAAGGCAGGCGCAGGAACTTCACGATCGTCTGAAAATGGAAGCCTGGCGTGTTGATAAACTGGGGGAGGCACCGAACAGGACGTTTAACGACGCCTGCATTCGATGGCTGCGGGAGAAGGAAGATAAGAAAAGCCTGGACGACGATAAGAGCATCATCGGTTTCTGGATGCTGCACTTTCGGGGCTGGAAACTATCGGATATTACAGCAGACAGAATAACGGCAGCGGTAGACGGGATGGAGAACCGCCGCCATCGTCTGAACTGGGAAATGACCAGAGACAGGTGTTTAAGGCTGGGCAAGCCTGTCCCGGAGTATAAAGCAAAGCTGGCAGCGCGTGGAACCAAAACGCGCCACCTTGCAATTCTGAGGGCAATACTGAATTTGTCGGTGGAATGGGGGTGGCTGGACAGGTCGCCAAAGATATCGACACCGCGGGTTAAAAACGGGCGTATTCGTTGGCTTTCTGACGATGAGGCCAAACGGCTATTCGCTGAAATTGCGCCTCATTTTTTCCCGGTCGTTATGTTTGCGATCACTACAGGTTTGCGACGGTCAAACGTCACCGATCTGGAATGGTCGCAGGTGGACCTCGAAAGAAAAATGGCATGGATGCACCCGGATGAAACGAAGGCAGGGAATGCCATCGGCGTGCCGCTTAACGAGACCGCATGTCAGATACTTGCCAGACAGCAGGGTAAACACCATCGATGGGTGTTTGTCCATACAACACCGGCATGGCGAAGTGACGGAACAAAAACGCCAGCAGTGAGAAAAATGCGCACAGACAGTAATAAGGCGTGGAGCGGAGCACTAAGGCGGGCAGGCATTAGCAACTTCCGCTTCCACGACTTAAGGCACACCTGGGCAAGTTGGCTTGTTCAGTCCGGAGTTTCCCTTCTTGCGTTGAAGGAGATGGGCGGCTGGGAAACACTGGAAATGGTACAGCGATATGCGCACCTTTCGGCTGGACACCTCACCGAGCACGCGAACAAAATCGACGCGATTTTAGAGCGCAGTGGCACAAATATGGCACAAGGGGAAAACGTGGTTTATATGAAAGCGAGGTAA